ATATTGCAGCGACTGTAAAAAGAAAAGGAAGTTAAAATCCAACCGAGAGTACAAAAAGAGGGCTAGAAGTAGGAAAAGTACCTAGTCTATCTTCAACAATATGTGGATTTAGAAATCGTATTTTTCATAATGCGATAGAAAGTATGCATAATTAAAAAAGAGGGGTTACTTTTCATCCTTTTCGTCGTCCCGAATGTCCGTCAGGCAACTTCCTTACAGGCCAAAGCGAAGTCAATCGTATTCGTTGGGCTTTTTATAAATCTTTGTACTTTGTAGCAGTACCTTTAAACTCTAAAGGTCTTAATAAGGCTTCTGCGAGTCTTCTTTGTAATAGAGTTGCAAAATCACCTCTTGCTATATTTTGTCCCCCTTTTCCTATTGCTTGAATTTTATTTTTCTTAAATTGAATTATAGGCTTATTGCGTGCAAAATTCCAATTATCATAATAGTTTTCCCTTACGACGTTTCCTTTTACCTTTCTTGTTCTATTGTAACCACCAAATAATCCATGAAAATTTCCTAATCCGCCGTATTCTTCAATCTTTGAAAAATAATCATCTGAATCCTTGTAGTGATAATACTTTTTGCCGCCTTCCATATGTGTACCAAACTTATTCCACAACCTATCTATAGGTAAATTCTCTTCATATCTTTTTATAACTTCAGCACTATGTCCCAACTGAGGGTTTTCTTTAAGATATTTATAAGAAGAATAGTTTACTGACTGTGCTTTCTGTTGATAAGAAAGCGGTTTATTATATATTGGATTAGGCTTCCCAAGTCCAAATTTTGTACGCCATGCGAACAGTCTGTCTTCATTATGAGCTTTCAAAACATATTGTGGAATATCATCTATGACTGCTTCTTTAAAAACCTTAGGGTTGGTCAATACTCTCATAAATTCAGGCAATTTATTCATATAATCCTGAGGCTTAATACTATTTGCTATCAACCTACTAATAGGTGTACCACCGCTTACTGCATATTTAACACCTTTTGCTCCTGCAATAGGGTCAGCAATTATAGACATAGCCTTACCTAAATCAGCTTCAGGAGATGGAGTTTCATAATTACCAGATGGTAACAAACCAAATAAATTGCGATCAGTACCACGGTATAAACCTTTTAATAAACCCGTTGGTCCTGTATCTGGAAAAAGATTACTTATTTTATCAATAAGATTATAATCAGATTTTTGAATTGAACCATATGCATAAGGATTTTCTTCCTGCGGAATAGGAATATCAACCCTTGTAGATGAAGGCTCTTCAATATTAAAACCGAAATCTCTTTTAAATTTAGGCGGCATTTTTAAGTTCCTCCTCTTCTTCTTTTTCCTTCCGCGCTTTTTTCAACATTTGCGATGCCCTATGAATAGGAATACCAGTCATCTCTTCAACCCACATTTCAGGTACTTCTGCTGTTCTATAAAGACTTCTTCCAAATCTGCCAAATGGCGCCCAAGTCCAAAGCTGATAATTTAGAAATGGTTCCCAATCATTGTTTATAAGAGCTTTTGTCGGTCCGAGAACAAATCTTAATGAAGGACCGGTAACAGTTGATAAAGGAGCAAGTGCCGGATGTGGCCACTGATTAAAGAATGCACGTTCTCTTTGTTTCTCATCTCCAAATAACCAGTCTGCAGTATCCTGCATATAAGACATTGGCGGAGGCATAGCAGAATCAAAAATAGATGATACAAATATATTGGCAAGCGCAAAAGTAAAAGCATCTAATGTTAAAATACGCTGAAACCTTTTTCCAGGTATTGTGTTTAAATCAAAATTATAAGTAGCTGCGCGTTGATAAGCAAGTCGTCTGAATCTTACAGAATTCCATGCAAACGGCATAAAACGAGTAAGAATTTTTCCAGTAGTAGTTCTTGAAAAAGCTGGTCTGGCGCTAGAATGATATAAAAACTGTGTAGCTCTTACGCCTTCGGTTGCCATTCGAAGTAAATATGGATTATCAAATTTTATATTTGGTATTATATCAGAAAGTATTTCATAATTATTGAGATAATGGGCAAGAAATGAATCCCTACGTAAAGACCGTTCTGATTTACGCATAAACCAAGCCCCGCCATCCACGAAAGCCTTATTGATACCATGGTTTTTAGCCAAATCCACCAATGACTGATCGGACATACTGTAATCTTTTTTAAGCTCATTAACAAATTCATTCAAAAAACCTTTTACTTTTTTACCTCTAAATCCCCGCTCTAAACCTGCCTCAGAAACAATAAAGGATTCTATTGCACCAGACTCTTCTGCAAATCTATTTAACCACACACTTATATTATCTGGAGTAGCTTCCGTCCCATCCTGTAATTTTGCTCCTTTAAAAATATTATATAAAAATGCTTTGTCTTTAGTGCGAGTAAAATGACGTAAACCATTTTGTGAAATAGTGTTTACATTTCCTCCCATTAGATTGCCTAAAGCTGTTTTTGGATGGGACAACAATGAGATGAGCTGCCATTTTGCATCAAAAGCCCCTATTTTCTTGGCTGCATCTATTAAAACACGTTTTCTTGCTTCTGGAGATTTTGGCAATTCACCTAATAAAGGCAATTTAGGGGTTTTCTTTCCCCCCAATTTGAAAGCAACCCACTCTAATTTGCTTGAAATATTATCATCGCTTAACCAAAAATAAGCTGTTTTACGAATCTTCTTTAATCTTTTGTCTTTTTTTAAAATTTCTTTTACATAATCATATTCTTTTAATTCTTCGCCAGTAACATAGCCTTTCTTTTTTTTCTTATCAACTCTTTCAACGAAATCTTGATAACGTTTTAGTACAGGTTCCTGTAATCCAATAATATCTGATGTGAAAGCAGATGTATAACCCATTACATCGCGTGCATACATCTTCATAAAGTTTGCCCACTCCTGCATATCACTCCCTTTTAAAAGAACATTTTTATTGGTAAACCTTTCTATTGTTCTATGTGATATAAGAGACGTTAAATTTCGATAAAAAGAAGAAACCCATTGATTTGAGTAATATTCTGCTACATCAAAATCTAAACTAAAACCTGGCATTGGAGTGTCACCTCTCGCCTTACCGGTTCCTGGTCGATCGCGAAACCCAATATCATCCAACATGCTTCGTTCACTTTTACTTGCTAAAAGCCATTTTATTGCAGTTTCACTGGCACCGCCATCTTCTAATCCGCGACCTCCTAAAAATTGTTCAAAATCTACTTCTTGTTTTGCTACAAACCGATCTACAAACTCTTCTTTACTTATTTTCCCCCTTAAAAAAAGTTCTCTACTGTTCTTAATTCCTTTGCTAGCCATCCAGCGCTGCTTAATTTTATATTTTTCAGTAGACTCAACAACACCATTTAAAAGATCATCGGCATAACGCCCAGCTTCATCTTTTAATAATGCTATTTGTTCTCCTATAAACTTCTGTACTTCTCTTCGACTTTTTCTTGTAGCACGATGATTTGTATGAGGCCAATAAAACCCCTTCACCTCACCAATGGATGTATATGCAGAAGGTCGCCATTCTTCTTTACCAGTAATTTTATCTATAGTAAATCTTTTTCTGTTATTTTCTCGATATTTTTGCGCTTCTTTAGATTCGGGCTTTAGCTTCTTTTTTGCTATTTGAGCTTCAAGACCTATTTCATACTGTATACGATTTAAAAGATCAACGGAAAGAGACGTATTGTTAATTAAATAACGAACTTGTTTTTGATTACCAAAGGATGCAGCATCAAATAATTTCTTCTGTATCTTTTCGATTTTTAATCTTCCACTTGGGGTAAACTCAACTAATTCATCTTTTTTACCATATACATGATTATCGTCTATTTTACCCCAATCAATATTAGAAGTAACCCATTTTTTGTATGTATTATTAAAAAATCCTTCATGTTTTTCTACAATCCAATCCATTACTTCTTCACCAGTTTTTTCAACTGTCTTGCCTTTCTCAGTAATTTTATATATTTTATCTTTTAACTCATTATAAAAAGGCTCGTTTTCTTTCCATAGTTTATTATACTCCTCTCTGCGCTTGGCTTTTGATTCTGCATTTCCTTGCTTACCAACATCGGAATCTTTTAATTTTCTTGATATTGCAGCTCTATGTAATTGTGCAAATTCAGTATGTCCATTTTCTTTGCCTAGGATCTGATCTCTCCAACCATAATAACGTTGGATATATTCCTGACTATATTCCTTGTCTATATTTTCAAGATTATAAATCTGATTAAATGATTCATTCAAATATTGATATGAACTAAAAGGAAGTCGTACATCAATAAACCCTGCTTTATTTTTACCAGCATCATAAGGAACGGTTTTTTTATATACCTGACTCATATCATAAGAAAGTTGTTTTTCCCCAAGCCGTTCAGGAAACAAATAGTAATAAAGTTTTTTTACTCGCGGTTCAGTTGCGCTTGCAATTCTCATTCTACTAATAAATCTCTGAAAGTTTCGAAGATCTCTATAAGTAGCATTAGATATTTTTTTACCAATTCCATATGCTTCAAGACTGTATTGAATAAATCCTTCTTCAACACGTAATGCAGCATCCTGCGGCATAGCTTTTAAATCCTCAACAAGTTTCTTTAGTACGCGCGGTATATCTTCTGGTATTTTATCTGCTGGAATGTCTTCTACTTTTTTTCCTTTAAATACATCATCAAAAAGCCTCTCTAAAACAAGTTTTACTTCAGTTTCCTTTTGTGATTTCGTAATCCCTTCTCCAGGTTTAACGGTTTCAGGGCTTAATTCTTCTCCTTTCAATATTTCTGTTTTACCCAACGGTTTATCGGATCGAATTATATCCCAGGTTTTAGCAAACCCTGCCATAAAATCTTTTTTAATCCGTTCTGGGACTTCCCTGGTTTCCATTGGAAAACGATTAAAGCTGGTTTTATTATAAAATTTACTCCAGTTATCAAGAGCATCTTTATAATAATCAATCATATTCTCGTTTTGTTCAATTGCTGGTTTCGCTGTTTCTTCTTTAAGCCAATCACGTATAATTTTTTTAGATTGCTGACTTGTGTACGGTTGTGGATATAAAGTACCCATCGTATAGTAATGATAATAATCAAGAGCATTTTTAGGAAGAATACCAAGCTCTTTAGCTTTTTCATGAATCTCACGCTTTACTTCTTTCATCGTCTTTTCTACATCAAAAATCACATACTTCATGGGTAAAAATTTCCCTTTATTCCCCATACGTGAATTACGCCAGTTTATTTTAGTTACAGTAGCTTCTTCAGCTAATAGCCCCAAAAAATCCATAGCTTCTTTTTCTGTTCCACCAGCATCTATAATAGCATTGTATAATATTTCACCTTTTTGGGATATTCTAATAGCGCTATATAAATCTAAAGCATCATTTAGTAATAATTTTGCTTCTTTTAGGGGTTCATGAGGAACCACCAACCCATCCTCTTTGGCTTGGTCAAATAGCTTTTGCCACCTGGGATCTAAAGTTGGATCTTTTCTAAGTCCCATTACTTTTAATAGTTCAATATCCATCGGCGCTTTTGTTAAATCTGGATTATCATCTACAAGCTTATCTATTCTATCTTGCAATTCCTTTTTATTTGTTTCAAGATAAACAGGAGTAATCTTTAATTTTTTACGAATAAGATATTTTTTTGCATTAGGATCTTTCCATGCTTCATTCCAAGTATTAATAAGATTTCTCCAAGCCTTATTACCGCGTATATATCGTATATCAATATTATTGCTTGCCATTTTATTGGATAACCAGAGAAGAGAGTTCATACGATATTCTGTAGAAGTTGCATTCTGCATAGCTTGCTGCACTTCTGATATACTCCACTGTTTGCCACTATTCCAATTTTTACCAAACAGCTTATTGTTTACTTCATATAAATCACCGTAACTAGTATTAATAATATCATTATATTTAAAATCAAATTTTTTACCCTTTGTATCTACTGCTCTAATATTGGAAAAAGAACTCTTAAGAAGAACTTCTCTCATTTCTAAAGGTGACAACATCTCCCAAAATTCAGAACTATCAGCAGTTCTTGGCGTTGCTTCTCTTGCAGATTGTCTCCTATAACCTTTTGAATCATCTAATTGCTTTTCTGAAGTTTCAAGATATACAGTACCATATTTTTTACCACCTTTTACCAAATCAAGTTTCATCTTGCCGTCATGATTTTTAATAATATCAGCAGTCATAAAGTTCAATATGGTTTTTGCATTAACTACAGCTCCCATCTGTTTCTTACCAATATAAGATGACATACCGGCTTTTCTTAAAGCAAAGGGAAGATACTGGCTTACTTTGCTTGCCATAAACGGTGGAATTGGGCCAGTTCCATATAGTTCATTAAATTCTTCTGCCTTTATCGGATATTGCGCCCATTTACCATCAATCTTTATTGCATTTTCATTTCGATTGGCTTTCACAGCTTCACGAAAAGCTTTAGGTAACCCTTGATAAATAAATACTTGGTCACCATCTACATCTGCACCGTCAATATAAAAATGATCTTTAGGATGCATATAAACTCCATGATCCTTAACGCCTTCAGTATTTTCAATAAATCCATCAAAACGAAGTATTCTTGTACCGCTTACAGCAGGTGACGGTACACGCATTAAAGCTATCTCAAGATAATCTTCCAACTCTTCTACGTTACTGGATTTCTGCTTTTTCGCTTTTTGATATTCATCCCATAATTCTCCAAGCGTAGAATCTTTTCCTGTCTCACCCCACTTTATAGGCATATCCCGCAAAGAATAACCAGCCTTAAATGTACCATTTTTTACCGATCCATGTATTAGCTTGGTAACTGGATCATTTCCTGCAACCCAGGAATGTGCTGAATACTTCCATTTAGGATACATATACTTATTTTTCCGATACCTAAGTATCATAGATTGATACAATTCAGGCTCTATCATGGACACTATGGGGTTAAAATCGCTGTATTTCGCCCATCTTTGTAATCTGGTTGTATAGTCCGTTAATTCTATAAGACTCTGTTCATCGCCAAAAGAATCAATATATTCATTATACTTGGTTTCTTTAACCACGTGCATAAGCAATCGTTCATAAAGCGGATGATATGAATTGTTAATCAGATAGGTGAACTCCGCATCCCCAATATCGCCTATATTAAAATTTCTTGGTATAGGCGTATCTTTGTCTACTGATAAAGCTTTAACAATTTCATTTGCTTCTTTTACCCCTTCTATATTAGGAGCAAAAACTTTATCCATAAGAGAATCAAAAGATTCTCTAGGTATCTGCAACTCGTTTAATAAAACATGAAACGGTTTTTTTATTGATTGAGGCTCAAGCGCATGAGAGTCTTCCTTTACACCGTAATCAATACGCAAATCTTCTAACTTTATTTTTACAGTTTTAGGATTCTTAACCTTTTTATTGGTACCGTGTTTACGAAATTCATAAGTAACATTACCATCCTTATCCTTAATTCCTTGTGCGTGATATATATTCTTTTTATCAGGAACAATCTTGGCAGCGCTGATCATTACAATTCCACGATTCTTGGCACCCATAGCAGTATCATATTTAGTATGAGGCGTATGTACTCCTCCCTTTACAAGAAACAACTTTCCATCTATCCAAGCAGCTATCGAAGGTTTTAGGCGCGATGTAGAAGTGTCAAATCCATTTACCTCTAAAAGTTTTTTATACAAATCTGTATGAAATACAAGATAGCCATCAATTTCGCTTCCATAATAATCTTCACCACTAATAGTTTTGCCATCATTAGTAGTATAAAATTTTTCGTGTTTAACACCTTTTGCGTTTGTTTTGTGTAAGCCGCTTGGCATGTCATCCACTACTATAAACTCGATACTACCATCGGGAGAAATATCTTTAAATTGATCAAGCTGATCTTGAGGCATACCTTTGCTTGCCAAAAGAGATTCACGTTTTACTCTATCATTTGCATTTTTAAATTGAGCGTAAGGTTCGTAAAGAAAGTTTGACATAACCATCTTGCGATATATATCCCATGCTTTCTTACCTACTTCTGCGTTTGGAAATCCGTCTTCAAAATTAAACTTAGCCCAATTATCAAAATCTTCTCTAATATGATCTCTGGCTTTTGGGTCAATTTTTTTCAATGAGTTTACATAAGTTTCCCACTTTTTAAGATCAGTTTTAGGATGGTAAGGATATACTCTTTCTGCGCCACTATCTTTTCTGGGAATTTTAGAATATTGACCTTTCTCATCCAGCTTGGTAGTAAAATTCCACCAGTCTTTTGGCGCCATAACATTCACAAATTTTTTTAATTCAGGATCATATCTTTTATCATAAGGCATGTAAAGAGTATCGCCAACTTTGGTTTCTTTAAACTCTACAATCTTAAATTTCGGCCCGAATACTTTAAAACCTGTTTGAGCTGGAGCTTTCATAACAGAAGTAATTCTCTTCCCTGCTACAGGAGGGACAGCAGCCTTAAAGTTTTCTATCCTAGCAATATCTCTTTTATAAGATTCAACTTCAGAAAGCCTAGCAAAAACAACATCAGCTGCAGCCGTTTGTCTTGCCGATTTCTCTCGTTGTGGAAGCGATCCTTTTAAATCTCCTAGGACTCTATCTAATTCTTTTAATGACAGTTTACTTATATCAATGCTTGGTGTCTCTATACGACCAAGAGCGTTTTGTGCAATCATGGAGGATGATGACAACTCAAGAATATTTCCATATCCTTCTCTTTGAACTTTTTTATGCAGAGCAAGTTCATGAATCAAAATTTCTTTTCTCTCTTCTGTAAGTTGTTTTTCAAACTTTTTTTCTAAATCTATATCCACTCTAGCCTCGCTAGGAATAGATATCACAGCTCTAAGAGATTCTATCTTATCAATAATTTCTGATTCAGACATACTGCGAGACAAATCTTCTGCTCTTTTTATATTATCCTGACTTAAATATTTTTTAGGAGCTTCTTTCGCAAACTTAGCTGGCAAACCTTTAGGGAAAGAAACTTCAGCCCCTTCAACTCTTTTTCCATCAACATAATAATGCGTTTTATTTAATTTTCCATGCTTATCAATGTATGACTGAGGAACTTCAAATGTTAATATTTCTTTTCCGTAATGCTTAGCTTCATCAATATCAGTAGTTGTAGAGAGCCTTTCTCCAAACCCAGTTACAACATCTCCACTCCCAACATAAGAACCTTCTTGTATATATTTATCTTTACTTTTACCACCAACTCCTCTATATAGAGTTACTAAACCACCTTCAGCTGCCAGATTATCCTTCAGCATAGGTTGAATTATATCTCTATATATCCCTATCTCTTCACTTTTTAGGGGTTCGCCCGTAGCTTGAGCATGAGTTCTTCTTTTATAACTCATAATCAAGCCTAAGTCTTGCATTTGTTCAGTAGTTAGATTATTAAAATAATTCATATAAAACTCAACATCTGCTTTAGGAAGCTCTGGAATACTAGGATCATCCATTCTTTTATCTGCTTGTTTTCCAATTTTTACATATCTTTCTAAGTCCTCATATAATTCTGGTTGTTGCTCAAGCGCTTTTTTTCCTCTTGATAATCTAGAATTTGGGTAAAGAGTTGGATTTGCTTTCCATTCCTTGAAAGTTGGTTGTTGTTGGTATCCTTCTGCTGTAGCAGCCAGCTTATCAACATTCTCTGCTTTAAAATGTACTTCATCTGAAGCGGGAGGTCTATTATCTGCAACTCGCTTACCGTGTGGATCATAAACAGTTCTATAATCTAAATTATTACCTAAACGATCAAAGTAAATATATGGATATAACTTTTCTGTATTCATTCTGTTAAATACAGAACGCATCTTCTGTTTAGCAGATGGAGATACAACATATTTAGGATAAATATCTTCTATTTCTTTTATAAAATTATCATAAGATACTTTCTCTTTTACAGATTTATTAAAGACCTCAACTACATTTTCAAGTATCTCTACACTTGATTCTGTATCACCTACCGTTTTTTCTATCTCTAGTAAAAAGTCACGTATATGATTTGGAGCATCAACTTCTAGTTGATCTTCTACAGGCCTATCCATATTAATAAGATCACGAAATTCTTTAACATCAACAGTTGCATCTTCTCCACCTCTAATAACTTCTAAAATAACCTCACTGTCACCTTCTTTTACCCGTTTTTTCTGTTCAGTGGTAAGCTTATTGTAAACCGCATTTCCTTCCTGTGAAATCTTTAACTTTTCATCTCTTACTTTATCTGTAACTTCTGCAGCAACTTCTCCTGTGCGAATCTCATTCTGCATTTCATCCATATCATTCATAGTACGGATTCTAGCAAGAATTTCTTCATCTTCAGAAAGTTCATCACGCTTTCGTTCCTCAAGCAATTCATTACGCCTATCCTGCAATTTCATATCTTTATATAAATCAAGCATATGCGCTTTTGCAAGTACCGAAGGAATTGAAGGATCATCAGGCTCTAATTCAGGAAATAACTCTAATTGAGGATTGTAACTTTCAAACCGCTCTCCAATATGTTTATTAAAGTAATTTCTCACGTAATCCTGTGATACAGGATGAAGAGCAGAGTATTCTTCAGCAGAAATCATTTCCCGTTCTCTGCCCTTTAAAGCATCACCGTATAAATCACTTTCAGAATTATCAAAAGCTTCAGTGTATTTACGTGCAGCTTTTATCTTTGCATTTGGATGCTTATAACCAAAAAAACCGCCTAACATATACTCGTATAATTGAACAGAAGTAGGTGCGCCTTGTGCAGTAGCTATACCTCCCTGTAATACAGAACCTAAACCAGTACGGACAACCTTATTCCAAATGAAATCTTCAGCGCCCTTTCTCACTGACGGGTTTGGATGCTTCATCATCTTACCAATATTTGTGAAGTTTCCAATACTTCCAAAAGCTCCACCAAAAATAGCCCCATGGACATAAGAATTCATCCACTCGCTGGGCCCTTCCCAGACACTGCTAACTGCGGATGCGGCACCAAGCTCTTGTGCGCTAGTTAATATATCAGCAGTAACATTACCTGTCTTTAAATACTTATCAACGCTTACACCGGCTTTACCCAAACCTGAATAAAGCTTTTTATTTAATGCACCACCGACTCTAAAGGGAACTGATTTAGCCGTATCAGATGCAAGGAATCTGCCAGCCGAAGAAAGACCTTTGACTATTTTTGCACCACGCCCTACTTGTGCTGCCCCTACCCCTACCCGCGCAAGCGCAGTAGCACCACCAGTAAAGAGTCCAGCTACTATTGCAGGAACAAAGCCAACCAGAAAACCCATGCTATGAGCTATTTGCCCTGCTCCCGAGGTTGGTTCATCAGCCCACCCTAATGTGGTAAAACCCTGGACGGCACCAGAAGTGAACTGATTTAATATATTATCTTGTTTGGATTCTTCAGCGCTTATATTGCGCTTAAAAGGTATGTCTAATTCTTTTGATGCTTTTTCTATTTCATCTACAAAATCATCATCAAAAAGAAATGGATTACTTTTATATACAGAAATATACCGTTGTAATTCATACGGATCCATCTGTTAGTTTACTTTTGTAATCTTTTTATATCAGCACTTAATTGAGCGACTAAATTGTCTCTTATTGCTTCGAATTTTTTTGGATCCCATGCATACTTCGCACTAATAGAAGCATATTTATCACCCATAAGGTCTGATTTTAGTTTTATTAATTCACTTAATACTGATAGTTTTATTTTATCTCCTTTGGGGAGAACTTCTACATCCTTTACATCTTGTCTCATTGCGACTTGCTTCTGTTGCAGATTTAAAAGAGCATCCTCTTCATTAAACCCCCCGCCCCAGAATCCGCCCTTCTCTCCTGATACACCGCCAAATTCATAACTTGGATCATAATGCTCTAGTTTCAAAACAAAATTTTTCGCTTTTTCTTCTTGTGTAAGCCGCCTATCTAAATCTTGGGTTGCCACATATTGCTCTAAGGCAGCCATCGTTTTTGCTTCTGATATTTTTTCAGCAACAGAGATATAACGCCCTCCTTTTACATCAACAGATGCCCCAGCTGGAGCCTCGGGGTTCTTAACCATTTTACCAGATTTAGAATCTTTTACAACAGGGGGAATTACATTCATATCTTCATCAAATACATTTGCTCCATAAGCTCTAAAGTTTTCCGAAATAAGCTTTTTCTTAGCTAACTCATTTTGATTGCGCTGTAATAATAAAAACGGCAATTTGTTTAATAATTCATTTGGATCTATTGGCATGATTTTTCTCCTGTTCTAATTTATTGCAGATAATCTCATCAATCTCTTTAAGCCCAATCCCAATCGTCATCGTTCTGCTGATCCTCCAGATACTGATCATACTCATCTTTTGATGAAAAACCAGCTTTATACCAATCTGTTTCAGCAGTTAACTGAATATTTGCATCATGTCCTATAAGATTAGCTATTTGATTTTGTTGTTCTGTTACATGTGCTTGTCTGAGATCAAAAATACTTTGGTTTCTATTCAGCCCTAATAACCCGCCTTGTTGTTGCAGATTTCCATATTGCATAGTATTATACATATTATTCATCCCGGCCCTATGAAAGCCTCGTGTAGATGTGTTTCCTCTAAACTGATTTGTCATTCCTAATAAAGAATTCTGTATACCTTTAATTTGCTGTCGATAACCTTGCTGAATAAATTGTTCTTTTGAGGGATCATAATCTGCGAATGTGCCTCTAAGCTCATCTGGCATAGTATAATCTGCCAATAAATTATCTGTTGATGTATTTATACCCCATGGATTTGGAGACGTTTGGTTCAGGTCAAGAAGTCCTGTGTTAAAAGTCCCAGATTTTCCTGGTCCATAAACCCGTCCTAAATCATTCCCCCAATTTTGGATCGGCATATCTAACCTCCCCAACCAAATGGTTGCGTAACAAAACTTGGTTGATAAGGCAGACCTGATAAACGCCTTAATGAAGGCATTCCTTGATCAAAATCATTTCTTCCCAATAATTTACCTAACGGTGTATTAGCGTAATCTTGAGGATTAAAGGACTGTAGACGAGAAAGAATAGAATTGTCGACATTTGCAGAACCCGAACCCAAACCCAAATCAAATCCTTTAAATGTACCTAACGATGAAGTGTCAGCCTTTAAAAGAGATGCTGCATCACCCGTTTTTGGAGCCATACTGGCCATATTATTTTGCAATTGTTGTTGAAAACCTTCAGTATTAAACAAACCTTCCCATCCGCCTAGCCCCATTTCTTTAGCTGAATTCCAGCCTGTTACTCCTTTGTTAATACTGCCCGCGCTCATATATCCTGATGCAGCATCATATAATGCATGAATATTCTGTTGTGTATTAAAATCTTTATAATATCTATCTAATTCTCTATTAGCTTCTTTTGCTTTTGTCCTGCCAAATAGTAAATCGGTTCCATATTTCTTTCGTCCTTTAGCAGATCTTTCTCCAATTTCGCTACCCACTCTACTACCAACTCCAGCACCTGCTGCTATCATCCAAGGGGTGGCAGCTCCACCCGTAAGAGCGCTTATTGCAAGCCCCCCTAAAAGTCCTCCAATCCCTCGTCCCCAACCACTTCGCGAACTTTGTCGTTGTTGGTAACCACGAATATCATCACCATACTTAAAAAACTTATCTTTGCTTCCCTTAAGTAAATTAGCTAATGTTATATTTGCCTGCCCTGCTGTTATTTTATTTTCTGGCATAATCTTTTCCTATGTTTTAATCATCAAATATTACTTCAAAATATCCTACTGCATCATCGTTAGTACTGGAGGCCCCAGTTCTACTGATCGCAATAGAAATAAACTGTCCTGCGGCAAACGAATATGTATTTCTGCCAAACTTTTCATAATTGCTCCAAACACCAGTTGATGTAACGCTAGTTGATGATGTTTGTACAAGAACAGAACCGTTAAGAAGCACAGTAATTATCATTGTAGCAGTTCCGGCGTCATTCGTACAATTACACTGTACAGAAGCACCAACCACACTGCCAGGGCGGTGCATAACATATCCACGAGTAGTAGACATTGCAACACCATTTACGGTATCCATATACCATGTAGCAGAACTACTACCAGTTGCTTCGCCAAAATTAAAAACAGCTCTTGAGCCTTTTATTTCACCATCAATTGTTAAATCATTGTTTATCGTTAAGTTTTTATCAATATGATGATTGCCCTTAACTTTTAAATTGCGCAATACAGTCTGATTTCCATTGCTGGAAAAAGGTAACTCCCACACAGTGCCATTCTGTTTTCTGTAAATAGTTAACGGTTTATTTACAGGTATAGACAATATTTCTTCACCCTCACGAATTACTCTACCGGGATGACCCTTCATAAAGTATCTTCCACCTTCTTTAGTGTGAAGTAGTCTGCGAATATCCCTAGACATTACCTTACACCCTTGCGCAATACTCTGTATTCACAACTAATATCATTAATAGAAACTTGCTCGGTTGCAGGGGGATTTAACCTTAATTGAAACGATTGACAAACCAAAGATGGAGAAGGTTTAAAAACAGCTACTTTCCACATTGCACTAGTATTGGCAAAATTTACAGAAGCCACATCAGCAAAAGCTACAAACGCGCCGTCTTTATCTATATAACTTATTTCTAAAGGAGTAGCATTTGCGTCTGTTGATTTATATGTAACCGCTATTCTATATAAGCGCTTTAATTTATACGGTTCTCCAAGATCCATGGCTTTTGTTATCACTTCAATACTGCCATTATCAGCGCTGTCAGGCGAATATTCTTCCATGACTCCAGCACCTTGCGCTATAATTAAATTATTGTCTCCATTTATTGCAAAATTTGTATATGCAGTACTTGCACTAAACAAAGTAGTGTTATATACCCAGGATCTTGATCTGAAATCATATATATAAGCATAATTAGCGGCAGAATCAGTACAATCTGCCATCACAATCAATTGTTTATCCTTTGGTGCATAGCCAATAATAGTATTATCAGTAACAAAGGTTTCCCAAGAAGGAGAATAACCGCTTGGCGCTGTTCCTGTTGGTGAAATCTTATTTTCTGTAAGATCAATAATTTTATTGCCATCGTAAAAATAACAACCGCTACTATTAACCCATGCAACTCCATATTCGGTTCTTACAGAAGCTCCGGGGTGCTTTACACCCTTATGTTTATAACTGTTTTCTAAAAACCACCCTGTATCTAATCCATTGGACACATTAATAACAAATAATGTTTTATGTTTAAATGCAAGCAGTCTATCAGCAAACTCTTCAAGCTTTACATATTCTTCTGAATCGCCAAGTACAACATCTATATAATTCCGAGTTGGAAACACATCAAACATCCCGGGCTGACTATACATTATCCTATCGCCAAAATGCTTGGGATCCGCACTGTCTTTTGTAAGCACTTTTACATTTGCTATAAAGGTTCTTCTATTACAGACAACCGACGTTTTATAACCTTCGTTTATACCCCCTATATCATTACCAAATTCATCGGGCGAATATCCGTTTATACTGTCAAATGTTTCAAGATTGGGAGTAATAACATCAATTGTAGGAGAATAATAATTATTAGTAGCATTTTCAGTCCATCCATCATCATTATATTCAGATTCCAAACTGGCTCTTACGCCATGCTGTAAACTCATATCCATGAGCAATACCCATCGATCACTTGTGTCTTTTTTTCTACAATAAAGTCTCATACCGCTAATTCGTTCACCATTTTGAACTGCACTAAAAGGAGTTGTTATTCTTGCTTGTATAGAAACTTTCTGACCTGCATTTACTGTAAAATTTTCAGTAGACGGACGAGCTTCCTGTATCAAAGATTCTTGATTCCCGTCATATATATAAGACATTCCAAAAGAATATATTGTACCGCCATCATCTGATGTTTCAGCATCCCAAGTGCTTGTTCCTTCATCAGCCATTGTAAATTCAAAGGCACACTTTCCTCCGCCAGTTGGATATGTGGCTTGTTCCAAAACATAAGTAATACCGGCAGGTTTAGGTAACGTACCTTTTAGTTCATACCATGCATAATATTCAGTTTCGGGATGTTTCCTATCTATAAAACCAAACCACTTTACTCTGCTACTATTATTAAAATT